CTCTAAATGTCACTCAAGATCTCATGACGAAAAAACCCACCATTTAGGTGGGTTCTTACATAATAAGTTACTATTTAGATTTTGTCAAGATTTACTCATTCCACCATCCTTCTTGTTTATGAATCCATACTTTTAAATCTTTAACATATTTCCTTAGCATATTTGCTTGTTCTTCATGCCAAAAATCACCCGTCTCCATAAAGAGACGGGTGTGGTTATCTATAGCTTTCAGGATTTGATGAATGGGAGCATTCCAGCACTCCCTCTTGGGAGTATTCCATTCTCTTGGCATTTGTATTCAATTGTATAGAGTTGATTCTTGTGAATTACATCAGTTTGACATAGGTTAGGACCAACCATTACATTACCAGCAATCAAAATTTCAAGAAACATTACCTTTTCTTTCCTCCATTTTTTGCCTTTTTGGCAGTAGCATTTCCTTGGTTCTGCTTCTTATTACCAGCAGAACCTTTCTTACCTTTGTTGGGGGACTTAGACATTATGCTCCTGTGCGGGGTGTGACGAACCCTTCACCGTCTTCGCCTTCTTCACTTTCAACTTTCGTTTCAAGTGCTTCTACTCTTTCTTCGAGAGACGAATCTCTTGCAGGAGCAGGTTCTTCCCAAACTGGTTCAGGTGCTGGTGGAGAAACTACCAACTCTCTTCTTGCTTCTGATTCTTGGCGATGATCATCGTCATCGTCACCACTTTTCTTCATAGTATTGATACCGAATGTGGCAGCAGAAGCTGTGAAAACGGTAGCAATGAAGGTGGGGTCCATCTTAGATAGAGCCCCAGCATAGCTTGCAGTAAGAAGAGCAGCAGACCAACTCAATATTAAAACACGAATCAAAGTACTCATTTTATTTTCTTTGTTCTTATTCATCAGTCTTATATGTGATGAAGTCTAAGATATTTAGACAGATTAGAATCTAAATTTAACTTTTGCAGAAACTGCAGTGTTGTTAATTCCATCAGCAATTTGGTGCAGTCCTTCAAGGTAAATTGTCTGGTTGTAATCAACAGCAGCAACTACTTGGAAGTCGGCACTTGTATTTACAGATGCCTCTACACCGATACCGAATCTATCATTTTTCTTACCACCAAAACGATGAGTAAGTGAAAGACCTGCCTCACCAGTATGAGTAGTCTTATTGACTTCATCAACTCTTCTTGCAGACTGAATAGATCCGTTCTCAGCAAATCCATCTCTATGATATCCACCAACCGTATAACCTACAAATGGGGTAATAGACTTATTGACATGCCAATAAAGTCTATTGTTTACCCACCACTCTTGGCCGCTGGTTTCGCTATCATTATTAAAGACTCCCTGAACATTTCTAGAAACAGAATATTTGTTTTGGGCAAATCCAGCATTCGTGCGAAGTGATAAGGTATTACCGCGCATCATGCTGAATACACCATAATGATTGGTGCGAAGTTTAGAAGTGCTATCCGAACCATCAAGATCTACATTCATATTATTATATTGAGCACCAAGAGTCCAGGTTGGTTTTACATCAATCTCAAATCCACCACCAAAAATCTTAGTTTTGCCATAATAACCATTGTCAGCATTAGACCATCCAAGGTAGTTCTTGCCGAATACTCTAGCCTTTTGTCCACCACTTGATGGTGTGTGATTGAGAATACCACGGAATCCACCAGAGATCTTATCAAGAACTTCATGTTGATCTACACGACCATAGAGTGAATCATAGTCATATGAAATCTTAACATCATTCCAGAACTCATAAGTGGTTGTAGGAGTTCCTTCTGTAACGGTCTCAGTACCATCAGCAGCAGTTGTGGTTGTGACTGGTGTATTGACTAATGTTTTAGTCATACCAGTTGTCTTTGTGGTGGTATGCTTTCTTGCAATCTTTTGAACACCATCGTTTTCGGATGCTTTATGCTCAGTAAGTTTTACCTTAACAACAGGAAGCCCTACGGTTGGTGCATCTGCTGTTGCAATAGAAGGTCTTGTAACAGCAGTGGAATTTAATGAAGTTGCAACTACAGAGGAACTTGTGGTTCCAGTAGAAGAAGTTGAAGATGAAGTTGAACTTCCCTCAACAACACTTGTTGTTCCATCTGCATAATAAACAGTGGTAACTGGTGTTGATGTGGTTGTTGTGGTTGTAACTGGTGTACTATCAAGGATAGTATCAGTATAAGTTCTGACAACTGGGTTACCATCGGCATCAGTTGAAGTTACAGTTCTTGTAACTGTTCTTGTTCCTGTTGTATTTGCAGTTGAATCGGATGAAGTTACAACTGTTTTTGTAACTGCTGTTGCTCCAAGTGAGCTTCCAGTAACTGATGATGTTGAAGTTGGAGTTCCATTTGATGTTGTTGTGGAACCATCAGAATATGTGGTTGTAGTAACTGGTGTTGTAGTTGTGGTAGTAACTGTATCAGTATAGGTCTTTACAACTGGGTTACCATCAGAGTCAGTTTCATTTACAGTTCTGGTTACTTCTGCTGTTGAAGTTGTAACTGAGTCTGTTGTTGAAGTTCCAGTAACTGTTGGAGCAGATGTTGTAGGAGCAGAGGCAGAACCTACATCAGTAACTGTAAATGAGGATGAAGTTGCTCCACCAGCACCAGCAGAAACAGCACCAGAGGCAGCATCATAGGATGAAGGGCCAAAGATATAAGCATACTGAATGTTTACGATGTCCCCAGCACTGATACCAGAGAACATAAATGCCATACCGATGGTATAATCTCCATCACCATCATCTTGTCCACCATAATAAGTTAATGGGTCTGTAGACCAACCAGCACTAATACCAGTATTAGAGTTTGATGCTCCCGTGAATAAACCAAGAGCATACTTAGAAGCAAGTGCCTCTGAAAGAACTACATTGGTAGCAGGAACACCACCAGCATATCCTCTTACGTTGAGTGTTGATGAACTGTCTCCTGCAGCTGCTCTTGCGTCTGGGTCGGTGAAACGTCCAAAGTAAAATGTAGGAACGTTAATCTTAAAGTCTAAACGAGTATTGATATCAACAAACTGTTGGTTGTCATTAAAACGATAGTCGTGCTCAATATCAAACTCTGTAACTGAACCAGACCATACAGCACGATTATCAAAAGTTAAACCACGATATTCAACACCAGACTTATCTACCAGAGTTCCTGTGATAGCAGGAGAGGTGACATTGGTATTGTTATTAGTGTAGTTGAAGAGAACTGTGGTTCCATCAGAATCAATACCCTTTACAGTCCATCCCTCAAAAGGAGTACCAGGAGTGAGATAGTCATATGCATCATTAAATGTTGCTGTTCCTGTGGAATCGTAGAGAATACCAGGAGCAGTTCTTCCACCAGAACCAACGGTTCCAGCATCGTTTGTTCCAATCTTTACATAGTTTCCTTGTAAAACTAATGGTGCTGCTGTTGCACTAGTTCCCATTAATAATGCAGACGCTGCAGCAAGCGCCTTCTTAGCGTAAGACATAAAAATACTTCGGTAGTTGATGTTTGCTTAACAAGAAAGTTATTAAGTAATCACCAAGCACCGAAGCACTTGATATGTGGATCCAAAGAACATTTCAGTTCAGAGAATCATTTTGAAAATGTATAGGTATTTATCCTTTCTTCCATGCTTCGCCTTCAGCCTTGCGGCGGCGAGCAAGTCCTGCCTCTACATTAGAACCAGGATTACGATAGAGATAGAGAGCATCAGGAACTAAGTCCCATTCTTTATTCTTAAGACGCTTAGTAATGGTATTAAAATTATTTCCACCATAGAAACCAGCACCTAAATTATAAGCGAATGAAAGAAGAGCACCTCTCTTACCATCACTCATTTCATTCCAATGTGGAATCTTCTGAAGTGCGGGAAGAAACTCTCTCTTACATTGTTCAATAAGAAGTTCATCTGCTTCTGCTTGAGTTAGTTTATCTCCAAGTTTAAATGGAGAACCATCCTTCTTACGGGTAGAACCCCAACCAATAGTGATTGGAAGATTGCCAGATAAAGGATCTGGATATGCTGATAAGTGGCATCCTTCAAACTCTTTAATTAACTTGATTCCCATCATTGGGACATTACCGCCACCAGTTACAGGAGCTGCAGCAGCAGGAGCTGGTGCAGCACTAGACTTTTTTCCTCTGTAGATCTCAGCCCAATCTACTTGGTCTTCCAAATACTTGATAGGAAGATTATCTTCTAACCACTGAACTGCTTTGATGTGATTAGGATTTCTTTCGTCGTAAAACTTAAAAAAGTTATGAAGGTCGATTCGTGCCATTGTCTTCTCCGAAATACTTTTGATACAGTTGACTTGCTTCTACATGCCTTCCTTTGTTGGTTAATTCTCTTACTGCGTCAAGAATTTTTTTCTTGAACTCAGTCGAAGATTCTTCCCCACCCATCGTTACCTCCTGGGCACCAGCGGTGCTTAAGAACTGCTTTGGTATAAATGGTCTTCTTACCATTTGTCACAGGTCCAGTATAGTTATCGTTGAGAGAACCGTATGGATCGTTTATAAAATACCCCTTTCCATCTGGGGTTTTACCAATTACCACGCACATATGCCCACCAGTAGGAGCAGTAAGAGAGCCCCTATGTAAAATACCAATAACAACTGGTTTGCCAGCATCAAGACTTTTATCGATATCAGCAAAGCTGAGATTATAACTAAAGTGCGACTTGATACCATACGCCGCAAGAACCTTCGTCTGGACGGCGTGATCAGTCGTGTCACCAATCTCAAATACTTTCTTAACATACTCATCGTCGCCTTTAATACTTCCTGGTTTCAGGAATGAAAGGCACATAGCACATGATGAAGAGTTACATGTTCTATGTGCATCTCTATAATTATCTACTTGATTGTAGTATGGAACAGCGAGAACTTCTGGAGTAGGAGGTTTAGTTCTAAAAATACTTACCCACTCGGTTTCAGAGTCGTCCATAAACTCTGCGGGAAGATTATCCTCTAACCACTGAACCGCTGCTACGTGATTAGTATTCTTATCATCATAATACTTAAAAAAGTTATGAAGATCTAGAGTCATTGGATATTACCTAAAACACAATCGTATTTATAAAAAAAACACCCTTTTGAGGTGTTTTTATACTTATTTTATTTTTTAGACAGTAGAACCAACTTTAACTGTTGAAGTTACATATTCTAGCACTGCTTCGGGGGTTGATGCTTCGTAGGGGTCGGTGTCTGAGTTGTCACGCATACCTTCTTCAACGAAGATTTTCTCAATGAATCCATCATTAACGACAGCAGCATAACGCCAACTACGCTCACCAAAGCCAAGATTAGATTTACGAACCAGGTAGCCCATAGAACGGGTGAAGTAGGCATTACCATCAGGAATAAGTTTTACTTTTTCAATGCCCTGGTCTTTACCCCAGGCATTCATCACAAAGCCATCATTAACAGAGATGCAGTAAATATCATCGATACCAGATTGAACAAACTCTTCATATCGCTCTTCAAATCCAGGTAGTTGATAGGCACTGCAAGTGGGAGTAAATGCACCAGGTAAACTAAAAATAACCACACGCTTACCAGCAAAGAGATCAGCGGTTGTGCGAGTAATAAACTCACCGTTTTCACGGAAAACGAATTCTACTTGGGGTACTTGATACTGTTCTTTACGCATTTTTACTTCTATCATTTTAATTAATAGGATTATAAGCTGGGATCATTTTACCACCTTGATGGTCATCGTCATCATCAACATCATTTCCATTAAAAACAAGAAAAGCTAAAATGGATGCTAATAAAACTGATGAGACAATTTCCGTCAACATATCACCATACTCCTGGAATGATTTGTCCAGTAGCGGCATAAGATCCCATAGCGGCAATAATACCAATCATCGCTGCCCAACCATTAATGCGTTCTGCTTTTTCGTTCATTGTTTTTCTCCTTAATAAGTTTCGGAAAGTTGATTTACAGAATGTGCCAAAAGCACAAAGAATGAAATACTTGTGATGGTAAAAATTACTTCGGTCATCAGATGATACCGAAGAAAAACTTACCAGTAGCAGCATAAGAAATAAACCCTGCTACGATTCCCATCATAGCCCAACGACCATTCATCTTTTCTGCTTTTACAGCATAGGGTTCAATACCATAACGCTCAAGATCTTCCTTGGTCATATACATGGAAGGCTCTTTAGCCCACATATTCACTTGTCCAAACTCGTTTTTTGTTACAGTCATTTTCGTTTTATTACGAATTGTTACACAATTATATAGGAAAAATAAAGGGGTGTCAAGCACCCCTCGTTAGAAAATCCTGACAGATTAAGTATTAATACTTATTAAATCAGAAGGAATAGCGAACTTTAACTTCACCACCGAGGTCAAATGCCTCGCTGTCAAAACCATATTCACCAGCAACTTTAGCCTTTACAGACACTTGCTTGGAGACAGGGTAAGACAGACCAATTTCGGAAACGAGAACACCTTCGTTTTTGGTTTTACCAGTGTTCCACTCATAACCAGGACCAACTTCACCATAAACCTTCAGACCACTGGTGCCTACTTTGGTTTCATAACCACCACGGACTTCAGTTTGAGCACCCTTGTAAGTACCACCATTGGTAAGAGTGCCAGCAGCAGTAGTTTTTGATTCTACATACGGACCAGCAAGGGCAGGTGCCGCAATCATAGGAAGTGCCATTGCGGCAAGAGCGATTGCTTTCATAAAAATCTCCTTTTATAAACATTAAATGTCTTCAATAAAAAAGACCCCTATATTCTAACAGGGGTCTTTAAGTTTGTCGTTAAGGTTTAGTTAACATTCAATGTGGACAGTTAGGTTCCACAAACCTTCTATTTCAGAAGGTGTACTTCACACCAGCCTTGATGTTGCTGGTCAGGTCAGAACCAGTCAGGAACCAGTACTCACCATAGACGCTCAGATTCTCAGT